GATGTCCTTGTTGTATCAAGTGCAACAGCGGCGGCTACAGTTACTTGTATTAATGGTACATAGGGTATTGGGGGAGGAAACTCCCCCGATATTTTAATTATGGTAAGTAAAATAGATATATGTAATCAAGGTTTAGTTTTAATTGGTGCAAATTTGATAGCATCATTTACTGACAATACAGTTGAAAGTAAAGTTGCTAATCAATTATATGAAACAACATTAAGAGCAATGCTTACAAAAGCAAGATGGCGATTTGCAACAAAACAAGAACAGCTTACAAAAGTAACAACTGACCCACTAGACAAATGGGATTCAGCATATCAAATACCTAATGATACTATTCTAATACATACAGCTACTGTGTCAGATAATGTAATACAATATGACAGATACAATGAGTTTCTTTACACAAATACAGGACAGAATGATGTTGTTGTTTTACATTATACATATCAACCACACGAAAAAGAATTTCCAGATTATTTTACACAAGCACTTGTATTTGAATTAGCAAGTTTATTTGCAGGTGCTATAGCTAGGAACGATCAGCTATCTTTATTATATGAAAAAAGAGCAAGACAACAACTTGTTGTTGCTCGTAGTATGGAATCACAAACACAAACTAGCAGAAAGCTAAATACAAGTTTATTAATAGAAGTACGAAATAGGGCAACTGCAAGTGGAGTAAGAGCAGTTGTTCCAGATAGTTAGAATGTTATATGGCTATACAAAGAACTCACCAGAATAGTTTTACTCGTGGCGAAGTAGATGAAACATTTATTACTCGTAACGATATTGATGCTTATCAACAATCATTAAAAAAAGCTAGAAATGTATTCTGTTTAAATCAAGGCCCGATAGAAAGAAGGCAAGGCACAGTATTTAGATATGATCTTGGTGAAGAAACTAGATTAGAACATTTTATATTTAGTGAAAACCAAGAATATCTTATAGCTTTTCAAAACACTAAACTTAAAATTTTTTCATCAAATGGTACATTACTACAAAGTTTTACAAGCTGTCCGTGGACAAGCACGATATTGTATGAGCTTACATTTACACAACAAGCTGATACTATGATTGTTACACACAAAAACTTTGTGCCTCAAATTATAAAAAGAACAAGTGCTACTTCTTTTTTTCTTGATGCTTTTGCTTTTAAAGTAAGTACAAACAATGATGAAGTTTATCAACCATATTTTAAATTTGCTGATGATGAAATTACTTTAGATATAGATCAAACTACAGCACAAACAAATGTTAATTTAGTAACAAGTGCCGCTTACTTTGAATCTGGAATGGTAGGCACAAGAGTAAGATATCACGGATCAGAACTAGAAATTACTTCTGTAACAAGTTCAACAGAAGCTGTAGGCACACTTATGAAAGATATAAGAATTGAACTTGATGACGATCCTTTAAAAAGTGAAGAAGGTAGTTCAACAATAACTGTATTACATCCTGCTCACGGATTTGCTACAGGTGCAAGTATTACAATAGAAGGTGCTGAGTCTATTCTTAATGAAGATGGCAATGGACTTTCTGCGACAAACCTAAATGGCACATTTACTATTACTGTGTTAGATGATGACCGATATACATATACTGCGCAGAATAGTGATACCGGTGGTGATTCTGCAGATGGTGGTGGTACAAATATGAGAGTAATAGGACATCCTCCTACAAGACAATGGGATGAACAAGTATATAGTGCATACAATGGCTTTCCATCTACTTGTAAGTTTCATCAACAAAGATTATTTTTTGCAGGTGGAGCAATAGCAGATTTTATAGCAGGTAGTAAAACTTCTGAATTTTTTAATTTTGATGTGGGTGAAGCAGAAGATACAGATAGCATACAAATATCTATTTCATCTGATCAAATTAATGAAATTAGACATATTGTAGCAGGTAAACATTTAGAGATATTTACAAGTACAGGTGAGTTTTATCTTAAGCCACAGGTTGGCAAACCATTAACACCAACAGATTTGCGAATAGAAAGACAATCTAATTTAGGTTGCACACAAGTATGTATGCCAAGATTATTTGATGGAGCGGCAATCTTTGTTCAACCAAATGGTAAAACAGTAAGAGAGTTTTTTTACAATACAGCAACAGAAGATTATGTACCTACAGTTTTAACATTTATTTCACCACACGCTATTAACAACCCACAAGACTCTGCAATACTTAAAGCTAGTGGTAAAAGAACTGAACAATTTATGATGTTTATCAATGGAGATGGTACACTTGCTGTATTTTCGGCGCAAAGACAAGAAAAATTAGCAGGATGGACAATATGGGAAACAGATGGCACATACATTTCTGCTACAGGATTAACTAACTTTTTATATATTGTTACTAAACGAACAGTAAATAGTGCTACAAAATATTATTTAGAACAAGTATCTAATTCTCAATTTGCTATACCTACTGATTGTTCAGTTACAAAAATACTTTCTTCGTCATATCAACCACACGGCACGATATTAGTAAATGGCACAGTTAGTAACCAAAGACAATTAATATTAGATGGATTTGTTAATGTACCTACAACAGGAGAAGAATTTACTGTAAACAGTACATCCTGCAAAATACAAAGTGTAGCATCTACAGGCGTATCAGGAGAATACACAATAGTTGTTGATGTTAATGTTTCAGCATCTGACAATGCAAGTGTAATATTTACAACAAGTAGAGTATTTACAGGTTTAAATGCCGATCCGGATTTACGAGGCAAAATAGTACATGCAACATCAGGTTCAACAGAAGATGATGATATACGATATTATGGCTCTGCTACAGTAGATTCTAATGGTAATGCAAACTTTCAACTACCTGCATCAGCTTGTGATATAGGTTTAAACTACACAATAGATATAGAAACTTTGCCTGTTGATTCAGCTACTGCAATTAGAGGTTTAGGCTCAACATATGGATATCCAAGAAAAATTGGAAAAACTGTGTTAGAATTATCTAAAACATATAATTTACAAATTAACGGAAATGACTTATTACTTAATGATAATGGTTTACAAATGGTAGGTTACACAGGAAAGAAAGATGTACATACACTTGGCTATACACAAACCCCAAATGTACAAATAACACAAACTGTACCTGTACCATTTAGAATATTAGCAATAACAACAGAGGTAATGTTTTAATGTGTAATGCAGTCGGGGCAGTCTTTAGTGCAATTAGTACAGCTTTTAGTGTAGTTGGATATTTTCAACAACAAAAAAGTTTAAGACAACAACAAAATTATGAACAGATGGCTTATGAAATGCAAAGACGCCAAGAAGAAGAAAATGCAAAACAGGCTATGTTAGCTATGCAACAAAAAATTAATGACAGAAAACGAGATTATCTTAGAAATATGAAATCTAATAAAGTTGCTTTAGCGGCAGGTAATGTAGATTTAGACTCACCAAGTTTTGGTGCTTTCTTTAAAGCTAGTAAAAAAACAGTAAAACAAGATATTCGTAGATTACAAGTTAATGGACTTGCTGATGTAGTTTCTTCACAAAGAGCGGCACAACAAACAAGTATGGCGGCACAGGCATCAGCATCAGGATTTAAAGCAAGACAGACGGCGGCAAGGTATGGAATGTATGGTAATCTTGCAAGTGCAGGTGGTGATTTAGTTAGAGCGGCACAAGGGGCAAAGGGTAATTTCTTTACTTAAGTAATAATATGGCAGTACGAAGAGAAAGATTAACAACTAATTTAGTAAATACACTTGGTGTTGTTGAGCCAAAAGGTGCAAAAGAAGCGGCAAGACAGGCAGGTCTTACTGCTGATGCTTGGGCAGAAGCAACACAACAACTAAGTCAAGGTTTCAAAGATTTGCAGTTAGCAGTAGATGATGTATATGCAGATAACTATAATAAAGAATTTAAGATAACTACTGACAAAATTGTATCATATGACAAGAATGGAAAAGAAGTAACTACCACAAAATTTAATATTCCTAAACCACTTAATATATGGTGGAATCCAGAAAAACAAGCAAAACAAAATGAACTGTATGTGTTTCGTGTAAAAAATGAAATACAAACTGATTTAGCACAATTAATAGATGAGAAAAAACAATCTATATTAGCTAATCAAGGATCGTCAGATGAAATTAAACCTTTTGTTGATGTAATATCTGAGCAAATTAGAAAAGAAACAGGTGATGAATTATTTAATCTTATACTACCTACTATTAACAGATTAACTGTAGGTGGTGAAAAAGATGTACAATATGCTCTTAACAAACAAACAGATGCTCAAAATGATTTATCTTACACAGAAGATTTAAAAAGATTGCAAAATACAATTCAATCTAAAGTAACAACAGGTTTGTCAATAGAAGGAGAAATAGCAGAAATAAATCAAATTGTAGATTTGTATTCTCCGTTATCAGAAACAGCACGAATAGAAGGTAAGGTTGTAAAACAATCGTATCAAGATTTAAGTGCATTTACTAAAGCTATGAGTAAATATTTAGATCCTGTAGATATGTTTGATGAAACATCTGTAGGAATTGCTAGACTACAAACTAATGCAGAAAACATAAAATATTTATTAGATGGTGTTTATGCAAAAGTGCCTATAACAGATAAAGATGGCAATACTGTAATGTTAGATAATAAAACTTTTGTTGATGCTGTCGGCGAATTAAGTACAGCAGGACAAAATATTATCAATGACGCTCTTAGTGCAAAGATAACAGGGTTTAACAAAATGAGTTCAGAAGTTAGTTTTGAACAAAATTTATCAAGTGCAATACAAGGAGAAACAGATGGTAATTTATTTAATTCTTCATTGTCAGAGGTAGCTAAAGATATAACAGACAGTCCTGATAATGCTAATAAATTTGTACAACAATTTTCAGGTGATCCAAATGCTCGTTTTTATTTAGGTTCAGACTTAAATCGGGGTCTAGATATAGCTAAGACAGTTATAGCATTAAGTAGATTAGGAGAGCATAATACAGCAGAACTAGGTACTATGCTTAAAAATCAAATGAAAATATTATTAAATAATACAGAAAAAGCAGGTGGAGTTTTAGATTACATACAAGGTGTGCTTGATAGACCTAAATATGGTAGACCTGATTTTATGTTTTTTGGTCATAACCCAAGAGGAGATTTGCGAGATGCAGAATATTTATTAAATCAAATAATAAGAGATAAAGCATTATTTGGAACAATAACAGAAGAAACAAGAAATAGACTTCGTGCTGAAGAATTTAATGTAGAAATAGCACAAAAACAACAAGCAGTAGGTTTACAAACTACAGATGGTACAGATCCTGTCCGAGATATATTAAATGTAATACGAAGTAAATTTAAAGATAAATTTGGAGCAGAACCACCAGAAATGGAAATAAATTTATTACATGCAGGATTTAAAGTAAATGCAGGAATAGATGGTTATAAAGAAAGCCACGCTAAAGATTATTTTGAAAAACGATTTGATAGTATGTCGCAAAATTATTATGGCGTAAGTGATATACAAGTAAGTAATAGTCAATTTGCAAACGACAAAAAAGGTGTTGCAGTTCGTTATCCTATTAACAAAAAAATTATGAAAAATGCAGGAATACCAGATGGATATAATGAAATAGTTAAATATGTTATGGAAGTTGTAGAAAATGATGGATATTTTGCAACAGAAAATGAACGAGAAAAAGCTATTAAAAGAGGTCTTGGGGTTGATTCTGATGGACTTAGTTTAATGTTTGCAGGTGATGAAACTATACCATTAAATGATATATCTAAAGTTCCTTATTTAATAATTAAAAATTCTAATGGGTTTAAAGAGCCATTGATAAATAAAGATACACAAGAAGTAATTGTAGTATATCCATTTGCTAATTTAGAATATAAAAGAAAACTTAATTTATCAATGATATATACCGAAGGACAATTAAAAAGAAAAGGTATGCAGGATAAAGAATATCGTAGACGATTAGAAGATATACTTAATGTAAGAAGTCCAGAACTAATAAAATAATATGGAAAAATTTGAAAAATTAAATAATTTACAATTAGAACCACAGCAACAAAGTGAGTTGCAAAAACATATGTTTCAAAAAGTTGAACCAAAGTTTACAGGTTCACGACGCCCTATGCGAATTAGAAATACATTTTTTCAAGATGTAACTGACCATATGGCAACAAGTTATCTTGGTGAACTTGATATGTTTTTTAATCAAGATAGGTCATATCTTGATGAGCCACGAGAAGATATAGATTTTGATAGGGATGTACCTTCACGCTACAGACCTTATAAACGCTCATTCTTTAATGTTCGTAATAGAAAACATATGGAAGCTATAATAGAGCGTATTGATAAAAACATAGTAATTAAAGATAGATTAGATTATGGCGATAGATTGCTACCGGGATTTGTTGCCGCCGCCTTTGATCCAACTACATTAATTCCAATACCACTAGCAAAGGGATTAGGCTTTTTTAGAGGTTCAGTTAAAGCAGGTGGAGCAGGTGCAGGAATAGTTGCAGGTACAGAGGTTGTTCGCTCTGCTCTTGATCCTACATCTACTATAGGTGAGAGTGTTGGTAATATCGGATTTGCATTTGGTGTAAGTGGTTTGTTTGGTGGTATATATGGAAGAATGACAGAAACTTTAGGAGAACAAGTTGCACGAAGAATACTAGCTGACAGAACAATTAATGCAACTGTTGAAGATGCAAATCAAATTATAGACGCTATAGACAATGGAATAAACTATGATGATGTTGATGTAATATTTAATTTTAAATCAAACTCTCCCGGAGTAGTAATTAAAAACAGAAGAGATCCACAAAATCGTAGAGTAAGACCATATGGAACTGTTCGTGGGTCATCACCAAGAAGAACAGCAAGAGTAAGAAGTGCAAGTATAAGATTACAAGATGTTGAGCGTAGTGTAAGTGAAACAGGTCAAACAAAAATATTACAAGACACAACTCGTGCTGAAGCTACAGGTGCTGTAAGCGATAATTTTAGATTAAATACAGAAATAGCAAGTTATCAAATAGTAGATGGATCGCCACAAGTTAGTGTTGATTTTGTAGTTGCAAAAGGACAATTTATTACGAGAAAACATTTGCAGTATTTACAAGAACGATTGGGAATTAGAGTAGGTGATAACTTTTTTAAATCGGCTAATGATTGGGTTAATTATAATATTAAAAAAGCTATTTACAAAGCTGTCTATCCAAAGTTTAAAAAAGCAAGAGATGAATCTACACTAGATTATGAAAAAAGATTAAACAAAGCTGTTATAAAAGATACTAAAATTGAGTCATATTATTTAGCTACTACAGATACTAATGAGTTATTAGGTATGTTACCAAATTGGACAAATGCTTCTATGGTACTAAATACTGTTGGTAAAAAAGTGCAAGACCAAAAACTTGCAAATGAAATAATAGTAAAAATGATTGAGCTAAGTGGTGATTATGCAACAGTAAATAAAATTAATGATCTATTTAAAGCAACACCTGAATCTGTAGTTACTGCTGTAGGTACAAGACATAATGCAGAAATTGTTGCAGGGTTACGAGAAATTGAAAATAATTTTTTATCATTAACAGGTGCTGATGCAGAAATGGGTATATTTAAAACTGAATTAGTTAAGACAGCAAAAGCGACAAAAGCATTTGTAAATAATGTACAAGATAGATTTACTAGAAATGCAAGAGGTGTATCAGATGAAATGGATTTTAAACAATATAGTGAATTATTAGGTAGATATGTTGTTGATCCTGACTCATTGACTAATCAAGTTACTGATGCAGTTTTAGACAATTTAAGAAGATCAGCGCAAGTATATAAAAAAATAACAAAGTTTTATGATGATCAATTAGCTGAAAATGGAATGTATGCAAATAACCAAAGTTATTTACAATTAATAAAAAAGAAACAATTTCATATGAATCGCATTAGACAAGAATTAGGGTATCTTGATGATGATGGAG